TTGGCGTTGAGGATTTAGCCTATTTGTGTTACGAGGCAACACGGTTAAGCGGCACTACGGTACCCGGCACCCTTGACCAGTTTATTAGTTCGCTGGCGTCTATTGAAGTGGTAGAGCAGGCAGACCCAAAAGCCTAAACGGCACGGTGCGTAGAGCGCTGGCCGAAATTTTAGTAGCCACAGGGTTTTGGCCTAGTGAAGTAACATTTGAGTTAGACGATATGCACGCCACCATTGAAATACTAAATAAGCAGCGCGGCGGTAAGTAATGCCAGCGCGCGCGTCAGTACAAGTATTAGGCATTAAAGAAGCGCTAAAAGAGTTAAACGATTTTGATAAACAATACCGCCGGCAAGTAACTAAAGACATACAGGGCGCTGGCGAACAGATCATTAGCGAAGCGCGTAGCATGGTGGCCCATTTTGATAACAGCAAACAAAACGGCGCCCCATTGTCGGGCATGGTTCGAGGCAATTTGATTAAAGGCCGCGAGACGTCATGGCGTACCGACGCAGTACAAAAAGGTTTTAAGGTAAAAGTTGGTGTACGAGCCAGCAAGGAACGCTACGTAAATTTCAATCGCACTACCGACGGCGTAATAACCCACCAAGAACAGGTGGTATTTGGTAGCAAGCCTTACCAGTTAATGGTTATTCAACAAGCCAACGCAGCGGGCGCGATCTATGACCATGCCGGGCGTAACACAAGCAGTATGTTTGTTAGCAATCTAAATGCCGAGGTAGGCCCGCAACCACGTGCAATAGATAAAGCAGTAGAAAATAACCGTAGCGCGGTAGAACAAAAAGTGTTAGAGATCGTAGACGCGGTAAGTGCAAGATTAAACCGAAAACTGGCGGTAACCCATGGCAATTAACATACCGATTATTTCAAGCCTTGACGGCGACGGATTTAAGAAAGCCATTACCCAACTAAAAGCGCTCGAGACTAATTCAGAGCGTGCCGGGTTCATTGCGGGTAAAGCGTTTTTGCCAGCCGTTGCAGCCATGGGCGCCCTTACCGTGGCCGCCGGGTACAGCATTAGGGCAGCCGTTGAGGACAGCGCCGCACAAGCCCAATTAGCCAAGACCTTGCAAAACGTCGTAGGTGCTACCGACGCACAAGTAGCAGCAACCGAAAAACAAATTAGCGCTATGCAAATGGCTACCGGTGTAGCCGACGATCAACTACGCCCCGCCTATGCGTCACTAATTTTGGGTACCAAAGATTTAGCCACAGCCAATGAGGCCCTACAACTGGCTATGGATATTTCAGCCGGCACAGGCACAGACCTTGCCAGCGTCAGCGACGCCCTAGCCAAAGCGTATGGCGGCAACTATAAAGCGCTACGCCAGTTAAGCCCCGAGTTGTACGCCATGATTAAAGACGGCGCCAGCCTCGATACCGTTATGGCCACGCTGGCTAAAACATTTGGTGGCTCGGCAGCCGTCGCAGCCAACACCGCGGAAGGCAAATTTAAGCGCCTAAACGTGGCATTGGGTGAAGTACAGGAAAGCATAGGGTTGGCCCTATTGCCAGCCGTTGAAGCGGTGCTGCCATATCTCATTAGTTTTGGTACATGGGCGCAAGATCACGTAGGTACGCTTATGGCCGTAGGTACCGCTATTGCTGCAATCAGTACCGCGCTAATTGGATTTAAGGCCGCGCAACTAATTGCTAACGCTGTAACCGTGGTAACCACCGCGCTTAACTGGTCACTTGCCGCGTCGGCTGCCGCAGCCAATACCGCGCTAACCATTGGCGTTGGCGCTGCCGCAATCGCAGCCGGGCTAGTAGTTGCAGCGGGCGCGTTTCTTGCGTTTAAGGCCGCAACCAAAACCACGGTAGAAACCGTAAAACCGTTTGGCCCACAGTTAAGCGAGATCACACCAAAACTAGATACCGTTACTAAGGGCCTTGGCGGTGCTGGTGACGCAGCAAAGAAAATGGCAGACCGTGTAAAAGAGGCCAGCGACGCGCTAAAGAAGTATTTAGAGGCCGCACTCGACGACGCCAAAACCCAACTGGCCGACGCACAAACAGCGTTTACCGATTTTGCTACCAGCGTTAGCGACAGCATTAAAGACGCGTTTAGTTTTGCCGACGCTAAAGAGGCAGGCGACGAAACAGGCGCCGGGTTTCTACAAGGGTTGCGCGATCAGGTAGCAGGAATAGTTAAATACGGTGCCGACGTTAAAACCTTGCTTGGCATGGGATTAAGCCAAGAAGCATTACAAGCCGTGTTAGACGCTGGCGGTGAAAGCGGCGCGGCCATTGCAGCCGAACTAATCGCCGGTGGCACAAGCGCTATTAAAGAAACAAACGAACTGGTTATGGCAGCCGAAAACGCAGCCGCAACAATTGGCACCCAAGCAGCGCAGCAATGGTTTGGTGCCGGCGTGGATAACGCTAAAGCCTATTTGCAGGGTGTCGAAGCCGCATTTGCGGAAGCCCAAAAACGACTAAAAGCCAAGGGCTTAAAAATTGCAGACATTAAGGGAATTAGTGCCGGGTTTAGTGAAGCCATTACGCGCCCCGTGCCAGCAGTAACGCCAATACAAACGGGGCAAAGCATGGGTTTGCCGGGTGGCGGTGACATAACTATTAACTTGTCTACCCTTGTGCCAACCGCACAAACTGGCGAAGTAATCATTAACTCAATACGCGCATACAACAGGGCGGCAGGCCCAGCCAATATTGCGGTGGCATAATGGCCACGTCAGTAATTGCCAGCGGTAACTATGAACTATTTATAGATACTGGTTTTGCGTTAGACGCATTTACTTTAGATGACGTAACTAAAGGCGTGCTAAACGGCACAGAATATGTGTTAGACGGCACCACAGATTTTGCCCCAATGCTCGAGTACAGCAAAGCCGTAAGCATTAACCGTGGGCGTCGTGAAATAGGCGACCAATTTAGCGCCGGCACTATGACGTTTACATTAGATGACACTTTGGCGGGCGGCATACTAAACCCGCTGTACTCAAGTAGCCCGTATGTAGACCCGGAAGGCCAATTTACTTTAGCCCCATTGCGTCGCGTATCTTTTGGCCGATACGACAGCACCAACACGTTTATAGCGTTGTTTGTAGGTCAGATTGTGAATTATGACTATTCGTACGAATTGGGCGGCAACAACATGGTTACCGTGTATTGCGCCGACGATTTTTATTTACTAGCCCAAACGTCGTTAGCCGAATACAACGTAAGCGAGGAATTGAGCAGCGCCCGTTTAACGGCCGTATTGGATTTACCCGAGGTTGCATACCCGGCAGCAAGCCGAAACATAAACACCGGCACCCAAACCCTTGGTGGCGCCGCTGCTTACACCATTGCTAATGGCACTAACGTAAAGGCTTACATAGACCAAATACAGGCCGCCGAGCAAGGTCGTGTTTTTATGTCACGTGCGGGGGTAATAAATTTTGACCCGAGGCTAGGCACGACCCTTAGCGGGAGTGTTGCAGATTTTCACGACGACGGCACGCAAACGCCTTACAACAATTTGGCAATTACCTATAATGCCGATCAGATCGTAAACCGTGCCAGCGTTCAACATTTAGGCGCAACCAGCCCACAAGTGGCCGACGACATAGACAGCCAAACAAAATACCTTATACAAACGGTAAGCATTACCGACAGCCTTTTACACAATGACGCGGCCGCTTTAACGCTTGCCGAGTACCTAATAGTTGGCGAACCAACCGCAACCTATACAGGGGTACAAACCGATTATTTAATGCTTACCAACGCGCAACGGGAAAACCTAGCCACCGTAGACATTGGCGACACGATCACCATAACCAACACCATTGCTGGCGGTGAAGTAGCCCAAGAGTTAAGCGTCGAAGGCATAGAACATAGGGTGGATTTTGTGACTGGCCACCGGGTTACCTTTTACACAGCCCCAACCGTTATTGTCTACCAGTTAATTTTAGATGACCCGGTATATGGCACACTTGACAGCCTCAATGCTTTAGGATAAGGGACACTATGGGAGCCAACGCACAAACCGCAGTACCAGTATTTACCGCAGGGCAAGTACTAACAGCCGCACAGCAAACGCAAATAAATACGGGCATACCAGTATTTGCAACCACGGTTACACGTGATGCCGCATTTGGTGGCACAGGTGAAAAAACCCTTGCACAAGGCCAATACGCTTACATTGAAGCCACAAGCACATTGCAGGTTTACACCGGGTCAGCATGGATTAGCGCGGCTGCCATGACCGTAGTTAAAGCCGCCACTACGTTTGCCTCGAGCGCTGCCGTATTTGTGGATAGCGTATTTACTACCGCTTATGATAATTATTTAATTTTGGCAGAAGGCACCGCTGCCGCCAACGACGCAGTATTTCTTAACTGGCGTGTGGGTGGCGCAACTAACACGGCGTCTAACTATAACTACCAATACATATCGGGAAACGGTGCAACCATTGCAGGCAACAATGCGACCGGTGGAACTTTTGCATATATTGGCGATTGGGGAACGACACGTTCGGCGTTTTCAATTATGGTGCAAACACCAGCCACCGCAACACCAACCACAACGCTTATGCAATCAAACCGCAACGGTAACTTTATGTATAACAGCATTTCAAGTTTTACTGGTAGTACAGCATTTGACGGATTTACGTTTAAGGGACAAACACAAAACATTAGCGGCCAGTACACCGTTTACGGATTGGGTAAAGCAATATGAGCGAATTAGTCAATGATAACGGCGTAGATCGAGAAGCAACACCGGCAGAGGTTGTAGAAATTGCAGCCGAGCGCGCTCGAGCAACTAAAGAAATGGAAGAAAAACAAGCCGCAATAGACCAAGCAAAAAGCGCCGTGCTTGTAAAACTAGGTTTAACAGCCGACGAAGTAGCCGCGCTACTAAGTTAATGAAATGGCGTTATATGATCGGGTACGCGTTACTAATCGCGGTAGTAGTTTGGGGCTGTAGTGGTTGCACGTTTTCTAAAACTAATGTCGAATACCAATGTTTTACTAAGGCCGCCTGTGACTAAAACACCCGAACAGCACCACGCCTCACTAATTGTATTTGTTGGGCGCTTAATGGCGTTATGTTTTTCGTTTACCGTTATGGCGTTTATTTACGGCATTTTGTTTGTAGATCAACCAACCGAACAAGCGCCAACCGACGCGCAACTAATTGACCTTTTAAGCACGTTGCTAGTGTTTCTTACTGGCACACTTAGCGGGCTGGTTGCGTCTAACGGCCTAAAGAGCAAGCCCGGCACCAATGACGCCACCAATTAAAAAACTGGTATTGCCAGCCAGTTTGGTACATGTAAAACCCGGCGAACTACCCGCTAGCCTTTTAGTAGACATTAAACCGTTTGGCAAACTACACCCGCTGGCCGCCAACGCATACAACGCAGTAAGAGCAGCCGCATTTCAAGCCGGGTTAAAACAATTTAAGCCAACTAGCGCGGGTGATACTTACCGCAGCATTTCACTACAACGCCAAGGTTTTTTAGCGCGTTACCAATTAGAGCCAATAGCGGGCGTTAAACCTCGAGTGTATGAAGGCAAAAATTATTACTTAAAGCCGGGTAATGCGCCAATGGCGGTGCCGGGCAGTAGTCGCCATAACCTTGGTTTGGCTGTGGATTTTGCCAACATGTCGGGCGATACGTTTGCGTTTATGTGCGAACATGGGCCGCGTTTTGGTTGGTCACTTGAGGTAATGCCAGCCGAGCCGTGGCATTGGTTTTACTGGCCCGGCGACAAAGTACCGGCAGCGGTAACCCAATACCTACAAGGAATTGCGCCAGTATCCCCCACCGCGTAACACGCGCCTACTACCGTTTTCTTACCGACGAAAAGAGGCTTACAGCGCATGACCGAACTACAAACCTTTATCTATGAAGCATTTGTAGGCAGATTAGAAAACGGCCAGCAAGTGTTAGTACAGATTTTTAGAAACCCGGACACACTCGACGTATTGCATAGCCAAATAGCGTTTAAGACCGTTGCCGGCGGTACATGGCAAACGCCCTACACGATTGAGAAACTATGACCCCATTAAGCCTTAAAGTTGCGTTTACCGCATTGTTTACCGTTTGCGCGTCAGCCCTAGCGTTAGCCGTACCAGCACGCACAGACAGCGCCCCAAGCCGCCTCGTAAGCCCTACAACGGTTTACGTGGCAACCCCACCAACCACCACGTTGCCCGCATACGTGAACACATGCACGCAGGTAGCCACGCTGGCATTAGCCGAGGGCCTACCCCAAGATCAGTTAGAAACCGCGTTAAACGTGGCTGTACGTGAGAGCCGTTGCTCGAGCGACGCCTATAACGGTACCGACACTAACGGCGGTAGTTATGGGGTTTACCAAATTAACGGCTATTGGTGCCTACCTAACACGTATTGGCCTATTGGCTGGTTGCAGGCTAAAGGTATTTTGCAAACGTGTGACGATCTATTTAACCCAACCGTAAACACTAAAGCCATGGTGGCAATATGGCGTAACAGCGGTTGGCTACCATGGAAAACAGCAAAGTAAATGCAAGAACAGCCCTACCCCGATTACGGACTAAGTGAGGAAACCCGACGCATGTTAGACCCAACAGCAAACGCAATGGCAAAACACCAAATGGCCGTATTTGATCTAATAGATGAAATATGCAGGCCCGCCCATATCCCCTACAAACCACGCCACGCAGACCTAATAGCCCGGCTTAAGCGCGTTGCAACTGATCTAGACCTAAGCGGCGACGCAACAGGCTGGCAGACCGTTAGCGAGGCAATCGAAGCGTTAGGCGGCTAACCATGGTAGCCAGCCGAAACATTGCCTACAAAAAAACCATGGAGTGCGAAGTAAAAAAAATGGTACAAAAACGGTTATATGTGCCAAGTACAACGTATGACCGTTGGTTGCGCGGGTGCTACGGCGAACAGGCTTTAGCCGCCTATTTAGGTGTTGAATACAAATTTGCACCCTACGACATAACCGCCAACGACGTAGCCGGCTACGAGGTGCGCTCGACATACCACGCCACCGGGCGCCTATTAACCCATGCCGACGACAAAAAAGGTTTATACATTTTGGCGATCATTGACCAAGACACGTTTACCGTAAACCTTGCCGGCTGGTCAAACTTAAAGCGCTGCAACACACCGGGCCGTTGGGCAACTGATCTACCGGGGCCTTGTTATGCCATGCGCCAAGAGGA